GCAGCGCGGCGTCGATACCCGTCAGGATTACATTGTCTTTCGTGTCACGGTTGCCCCATGCCATTGTTGTCACTTACTCCTTTACGCCAGGGCCACCGGTTGCGGGTGGACAAACAACTTGGTCGACGTCTCGGCGTAGCCGATGATGAACGACTTCGTCCCGGCCGTCTCTGAGTACTCGCCGGCCGTGTCGCTGACATAAATGGCCGTGCCGGGCGTGGCGTCTACCAGCACTTCGCACGGGCCAAACAGAAGCACGTCCACCGGTTCGGTATCCGCGCCGGAATTAAGCGCAATCCCGGCAAACAGGACAACCGCCGACGCGGCCGCCGGATCCCACTTGCCGTCAGATTTCAGGGTGACGATCTCGCCCGCCTCAGTCGTGGCCCCTAGCGTGCCCTTGCGAATGATGGTTCGCGGGTCGCTCGGCACAACAAGGGCGCGAACGTCGGTCAAAACAGACTTACGTCCAAATGCCATGTTTCTACCTCTTGGCTACTTTCGCCAGTTTGGCGCGGTCGATATGCTGAGGGTTTAACCCCCACCGCGCCGCATACTCATTCACTTCGTCATCCGTTACCATTGCCGGCGTCCCGTTGCCACCGGCGCGGCCGTCGAGCGGCGGCGGGGTGGGGCGGCTGAACACGGCCGCATTGGCGTCAAGCCACGCCGCCAGCTTCAGCGCGTCGTCATACTCCGGCACAAGCGACCGCATGTGTTCAGGGATGGCCGCGATGCGCCGCTCGTTGGCCGCCTGGGCCTGAGCGGTGATAGCGTCCAATCTCTCTTGCAATGCATCGGCGGCGTCGGCTTTGGCCTTGACTGACTCGTATAGGGTGCGATATTCACCCTGTTCGGCCAGTCGTTTAGCCTCAGCGTCGGTCGCCTGTTTCTCCGTCTGGCGCAATTTCGTGCGATAGCTGGCGGCCTCCTTGCGGGCGGCGTCCAGTTCGGCGCGTAGTTGCTCAGGGGAGAGGGCTTGCGCGTGTTCGCTATTCGTCTGTTCGGGTTCCATCTGCTGCCCGTCTGCCGCCTGGGCTTCGGGTGTGGCCGCCGGGGCCGTGGTTGTGTCACTCATGTTGCCCTCCTGGGGCTGAAAACAAAAAAGCCCGCCACAGAGGGGTTAACCTCTGTGGCGGGCTGTGGCTTACTGTGTCGCTCGCCGTAGCCGTCGGGTGTGACGGCCGCTTATTCAACTACCGTAATAATACAACGAAATGGCGTTCTATGTCAATTGCCCTGCGCCCTTCGCCTTCCAATGGATACACCCGAAGTCCTGGCCGGTCTGAATGCCAGCCATGTAGCTGCTGTAATCCTCATAGAGGAGCATATCTGTGGCCTGCTTGTCGGGTATCTCTTGCGTTGTGTCGGGGTTCTCCGTTGTAATGCGATATCGCACTTGGCCCCCGCCTGCGCCGCCGTAAGCCAGTTTGGGGCAAACGCAATCGCCGAAAAGAACGCTCTCCCCTCCCCATTCACTTTCGTGGTTGCGTCGCCAATACCGGCAGTGCTGACATGTATTCATAATCCGATGATACCCTACTCGCCTAGCCACTGCTCTAGCTTAGATTGAGCCGGGTGGAAACCGTAACCCGCCATGAGGCTGATTTGTCGCGGACACAGAGGGTGCGCCACCTCATAGTGCCGTCTAGGGAGTAACGCCCCCACCCGACCAATGTCATTCTACCCTACTCCCCCAATCTCTCCAACTCCGACGGCCGCGCTACCACCAGCGCCCACACGCCATCTATCATTGTCAGGATGAACGTCACTTGCGCCCGGCCGCCGTGTCGCCGCTCAATCTCCAGCGCCCGCCGGGCAAGGTTTAGCGCCCGCGTGGGCAGCACGTCGGCGGGGCCGTGAACAGCCGTTAATGGGGTGTCCTGGGAGATATTCATAGACAATGACTAATGCTTATTAATCCAACTATGGCCGTCTGCGCGGCCCCTGCCCTAGTTCACCACGACCGCCCGACGTTTATCAAAGATAAGTAGATAGTCGGGCTTATTCGTGAACTTTAGTCGCAATGCGTCATAGCCTCGCTGCGCCAGAGCTTCATCAACCTCAAGATCATCTAGACCGGCGTCGCGCATCCAGCGATTTAACGCCGACATGCCGTTTACTTCTAGCGGGTTGCGAACGTCAACTTTTACATTAAGGCGTTCGGTTGTAAATGACCGACCAATGCCGCCACCCTCGCTATCTGGTGTTAAGTAAATGCCGCGGCCGTATACACCATCGCTCAGACGGAACCCTTCACCGCGAATACCCGCCGCGCCCTCGTTGCTGGTAAAGTGATAAAATGTCTCTTTATAGGCGCTGTCCTTAACAAATATCTCTGCTTCGGCGGGCGTGGCAGTTGGTCTCCATTCCGCTGTGAGCTTGTCTACGGTCGCTTTTTGCCCATCAACGACCGCCTCTACCCCGTCGGCCGTCTGCCGCCCATACTCTTCTGAGCATCGGCAATTTTTGGTACAAATGCGCTGGCCCGGCAGCTTATAGGTCGGGTCGCCCACTCGGAACCACTTACCGTCAAGTGACACGCACTCCGAACAACTGTCGCGGGCATGGCGTACCGAACGAACCATATCAACGCCCGCCGCCAAGTTGGCTTGCTTGGAGCGGTAGAACGATTCACGCCCAGCCTGAGTGTAGAGCTTGGCCCTAACCCCTAACGTCCCGTCGAGCCGCTGCTTGCCGCTGGCGATGTCAGCGGCAAAGTTTTTGAGATAGCCGTATTGCTCCCTGATGATTTGCCCGGCGCGGCCGTAATCGGCCGGTGTCATGTTGGCCCACCCGCCCCGCTCTAGGGCGATAGCGTTAAGGTGCGTATTTTTGACGTGGCGTCTCATTGCCACTTCCCAGTCTGCCACCGACACCTGCCGCCCGCGCAACGCCTCAGCCAGCGCCTTCGCGGGGTCGGCGGTATCGAGATACCTGTCCAACTCGCGGCGCACGGCTGCGCCCTGAACGTAGCGCCCAGTGGAGGTGTCACGGTATCGGCCGCTTACCCCGGCGTTAGGCTCCCAACGGTAGGGCATTAGCTGGCGTCCTCTGGCGGCGGCGTCTTGGCCGTATCCAGCAGCGCCGCGCCCCTGTCGCCCATCCGGGCGCGGGCGTCGGCTTTGGCCGCCTCAATGTCTTCGGGTGTCACAAGAGCCAGCATGTCGAGGTCGGCGTCAGGCGTGTCGAGCGGCTTGCCTAGCGGGATGACTTTAGCTGGCTTTTTCATTGCTCTACCCCCGTCACCACGTCCTGCCGCAATAGCGCCGCCTGTTCTTCTTGCGAGTAGCCTAGCGCCGCCAGGGTAACAATCCCCTCGACGCCCAGCCCAGCCGCGCTAAGGGCCTGCACAATGGCGGCGCGGCGTTCCTCTACCGCCATCATATCAACGCGGCCGAATTCGGCCCATCGGGTTTCGATGTTTTCCCCCCGCGCAAGGTCGCGGCCGTTGCCGTACTCCTGATTCAGCTTGAGGGCGATGTACATTGCATCCTCCCACGCATTGCCTAGCGCCACGGCCAGGCTAGAGACTTTCGCCACTAGCTGCCCGTCGTCGGCGGCCTGAGTAGCCGCGCTTGCTATCTGCCCCGTCACCTGAAAATACTGCAACGGGATATGCGATAGTTGCGCCATGCGGATAATGAAATCGTTACCGACCTCTCGCAGTTGCGCCAGGTCGCCGGGCGGGATGCTGCCCCAATGCGCGTCGGCGGCCGATACGCTCAACACGTCGCCCGCGTGCACTTCGGGCGCGTCGGCGGGCCATGACGCGCCGGTTAGCGTCAGCAGCGCCGCGCCGGTTTTATCGGCGGCCTCTAGCAGGTCTAGCACTGACTTATTCAGCGCCATCTGCAACGGCACAAGCGGCTCTATTTCGCTTTCTCCCCAGTTGCCGCCGTCGTCACGCCAGCGAAAGTGTACAACAGGGATACGGCCGATGGGGTTAGGGATGGGCCACGAGTAGCCCGCCTCCTCGAATGGTTCCCAGCCGTGGCCGCGCTCTATGTAGCGTTCTAGCCTGTCGGGCAGATACAGATTCAAGCGGCGCGTCGTCTCTAGCTGGCCGCGTTCATCGAAGCGCGATTCTGTCCAGACCTTTGAGGCCATTGTCATTTCGCGGCGCAAGTTGGACAGGTAGTGAACCTTCATCCCCTCGTCGCCATCATAGGCCGGTTCGTGCGACAGGCGCGGCCGTCCGCTATCGGCGTCCCATTCAACCAGGACGTAGGTATCCCCATCCCGCGCCGTGGAGCGGTGGACTTGCGACTGTTGCGCGTCCATGCGGTTGCTAGTCCACCACTCGTCAAGCAGCCCATCATCGCCGCCGATACCGTCCGGCCCGTCAAAGCCGGTGACGGTTAGCCGCTCAACGCATAGCTCGACCGGCAGGCGTAGGTAGTTGAGCGACCACGGGAAACCGGCGTTAAGCGCCAGGTATTCCCTCTGCCGGTCGGTTAATGGAACCTTGTGATCGCCGTCGTACCACTCTCTGAGGGCGACGTAATGGCGCTGTTGGTCGTCATAATCGGCCGCCTGCCAACTGGCGAGGGCCAACGACGCGGGATTGATAGCCGCGTTAGCGCCGCGGCCGTTGGGGCGTTGAAAAATTTCTCTGAGCATAGCTAGATACTCCTGCTGTGGGGATACCGCCGCCGCCGTCCAGATACATAACAAGATAGCGCATGGCGTCCATACTGTGGTCATCGGTTTTAACCGGCACTTCATCGGCCGCCCGGCCCGCTTTCGTTTCCGGCCAAACATAGCCGGGGAATTCCTGCTCGGTGGACACCGGTCGGCGCATTTCAGCCAGGCGCGTATCCTGGCCTATTGTCGCATCGCGCACAATGTAGAGCCGGGGCTTGCCGTCGCCGGCCACCTTCAGCCGTTCGGCTACGGCGTCTAGCCCCGTTTTAATCCGCTTGTCAGCCGGCAGTGTCTTAATGCCATGCTCCTCTAGCGTGGCGCGGTCTTCGGCGTCATGGTCGGCTATTGTGGCCGTTACGGTATGGCTTGCGCTCATGGCCGTAATTTGCGGCGCTAGTTGGTTCACCGTCTGCTGTGACTGGTAAATCTCGCGTAGCAGGTAAATGCGGCCGTCGCTATCTTCGCCCCACAGTTGGCATACAAACGGGTTGGAGTAGCCGAAGTCTATGGCGCGATAGTGGCGCACCAGCGGCGGGACGGCCGCCGCGTCAATCAGGTGAATAGCCGGGTCGAATTCGTAGACCTGGCCGGCGCGGCCCACCCATAGCCCCAGCCGCCCGCGTTTGTAGCGCACGCCGGTCATGGCGTCTAGCGCGGCCATGCGGTCGGGCGCGATTAGCTCCCCTGTCACCTGGTCAAATATCGTCGGGTTTTCCTCGTGGCGCGATTCGATGAACGTCACCCGGCGGCGCGTCTTAATCCAGTGGTCGGGTACGTCGGGATTGCAATCGCCCATGACCTGCGAGTATGGCGCGTGGCCGGCGCGGCCGCTGGCGGCGCGGGTCAACGCCTGCCATTCGTCTTCCGTCAACTCTTCGGCCTGATTAACGTAGATAAAATCGTACTCAGAGGATAGCGTCTTGCCGGGGTTGTCCAGGCCGCCCGTTACCAGTCGCGCCCCGTTAGGGTAGTCATACCAGTCCGGCCGCGTGCCGCCCATGCGGTCAACGGGGCAGCCGGGCGTGTCGGGTGGCGTGGGTAGCACCTTGCGTTCGTAGGTAACAACGGCCGTCTGAATCAGGGATTGATACGTCTTGCGAACCATCAGCGCCCGCGCCCCGGCGTGCTTGCACAGCAGCAGGTGCAGCCGATTTAGCGCCGTTATCGTCTTGCCCGTATCGTATGGCCCGCCGATGATGACTTCCGGCTCCCGGCAGTACATAAACCGGGCCGCGCCGCCGTAAGGGGTGAAGCCCGCTTGCGCTCGTTGGATGACGGCCGCGACGGTCATATCTTATCTACGTCCACATTAACAACGGCGATGGTGACCGGCCCGCCGTCCGGGCCGCCTAGCTCGTGGCGTTCCGGCGCGTTCAATCCCAACAGCCGGGCCATGAATGACCATACAATTATTTTCTCCTTAACCGTCTTGGCCTCCCGTAGCATCTGATACCCGGCAGCCACGGCCCGGTTAAGGTGTTCGGTGCGTTGCGGCGCGGCCACGGCTTCGATGCGGCCCCATGCGGCGGTGATGTATTTGTACACCTGCCGGTCTGATACCCTCCAGGATTTTGAACTATTCTGAAGTATCTGCTCCACCGTCCAGCCGTCGAGAATCAAGCGATAGACCGCCTCAATGCGCTGCTCGGTCGTGAGCTTGTCGGCTTTGGCGGGCATTAGGTGATTAGCTCCGGCTCGATCCCAAACGCCGTCGCGTATCGCTCCAGCGCGACCGCGACGTAATCCGGCGCGATTTCGACCGCCCGGCACTGGCGGGATAGGTTCTCGGCGGCGATGAGTTGACCGCCCGCTCCACAATACCAATCGGCTACAATATCGCCTTCCTTCGTCAGTAATTCCAAAACCCACGCAAATAGAGCTACGGGCTTTTGCGTCGGGTGATACCGCGCCTGTCCATGCTCTGACGCCTTAACCATACCCATCCACCGATGAGCAAACAGCCGGGCAGGCATTGCCTTGCTAATCCATGCCAACTCGCAATCGGCAAAATTATTACTTGTCATGCCGTCGCGCTTATCCCAAACTAACCAACCGGAAGACGCAGGCAGCCTGTCGGCATAGTAATTGGCTCCCCACAAGACAACCACATCCCCCGAACCCATAAGGTGTTCAGGGTCGAATGGCTCGTCATCCCCTATCACTGGCGCGTACTGCCCAACCGGCCCCCAATTCCCCCCCCCTATCGAACCCTTATTAGAACTTCCTTTCACCTTAACCACATCAGCCCCATATGGCGGATCGTGATGCGATAGGGCCGCCCGCTCATTCCCCATGAGCCTTTCTATCACTTGCGCATCCGTACAATCCCCACAAATCAGCCGATGCTCCTGCCCCAGCGTGCGAGACGGCAATCGCCATAACTGCCCCGATTCAACGCCCCACTTAACGCGCAACTCCTCGGCCCGGTCTATCTGCGGCTCGGCGTCCTGCGGGTCGTCCTGCGGCTGATACAACCCTGCGCCCTCAGCCAACTCCGCCAGCATCGCCGTAACCGCCGCCTCCCCGCTCTGGACGCTACTCAGCAGCGCGTCGAGCGCCCCGGCGTCGGCGGTTGCCATTGCCGCAAGGGGGTCTAACGATGCCAGGATTAGATGCTCTTCTTCTTCGGATAGCTCCACCCACGTCACCGGCACTACTGGCTGATTCTCGCGCATGGCAAGCATGACACGGAGATGACCGTCTACCAAGTGTCCGGTTGTCCGGTTGGCGACAACGTTCTGAACCAGCCCGACTTCTTTAAGCACGCCTGAGAGCGCGTTCTGTTGCGCGGCCGGGTGAATCCGCCAATTAGACGGATTAGCGAGGAGTTGGTCAGGTTCCTCTTCGGAGTAGCCTACGATCCGATTGCGCCAAGTCGATTTAACTTGTTTCATTGTGGCACATCCTGTAAACTTGATTGATGAAAACTTGTTCTAAGTGCCAACGGGAATTGCCGGAATCGGAATATAGGCGGGGAAGAATCTGTATCGAGTGTGAACGGAAATCCTCGCGTGAATATATGCAAAGGCAGCGACAAGAAAATCCCGACTTGGTTAAAGAATGGAAACAGCGCTCTTACTATTCTGATATAGAAAAGTCTCGCGCCGGCAATCAGGCACGCTATCAACGCGAGCGTGAAAGACGGCTCGCTTATGCCGTCAAGTATCGGGCGGCGAATAAAGAACGCCTGCGTGAATGGCATCAAGCTTACTACCGGGCCAACCGCGAGAAGCGATTGGCTAAAGATCGTAATTCCTATCAACGCCATTATGAGAAACGGAAAGAAACGAGAGATAGCTATCGAGAACGAAACCGGATTACAATTAGACTCAGGAATAGATCGCGGAAGTTGGCGCTTGCTTTTTCTCGTGGCGACTTCTCCCCCCAGGACTGGGAAAGGTGTCTTGCTTACTGGGGTAATGCGTGCGCCGTCTGTGGTACTACTGGTGATGTCCGTTCCATCGCTGCCGACCACTGGATACCGCTTTTCGCGGGTGGAAAAACGGACAAGCTCAATATCATTCCCCTCTGTCATGGGATCGGCGGGTGTAATAACCGGAAGAACAAGAAAATGCCAGACATATGGCTTACGGCGAGCATGAGCGCAGATGGGGCGCAAAGCGTATTGAGCCGCGTCGCCGCCTATTTTGAATCCATAGCGTAGCACCCAGGATATGCCGGGATGGGCCGCCAGGTCGGCGCTATTGACGTACTCTAGCGCCTTGATTCGGTTGCGGTAGTCTGTGGGTTTTTGTTTCATTCTGAAACGCTCACCCCACAGTATAGCACAACCGTTCGCTCTATGTAAATGCCCCTAGACGCCAAACGCCCGCGCCGGTTGGGTGCGCGGGCGTTGGGGAATGGGCGGCAGGCGGCCGGGCGACCGACTAACCGCGCAACGAAAACGCCCCCGTCTTGGTTCTTTCATGCCATTCTCGATGATGTTTGGCGCAGAGCCAGCCGCCCGGCCAGTCGTCGGCCTCCTGATTGAATAGACCACGCGGCGCGAAGTGATGCCATTCCACGTCGTGCCGGTTGCACCCCTTGACACAACAAACGTTGTCGTGCTGGCTATAGTCATGCTCAATAACCATGTCGGCTATCTGACCCGCCGAAAATCGCCGCTTCGGGATACACGTCTCTTTCGTCGCCAGTCGGTTGCATTGCAGGCAGTATGCGCCGATTGACGTTTGCCCATTCTGCATGATCGTCCTTCTAAATTCGATTCGTGTCCCACCGCATCTAAAGCAATTCACAACGTCACCTTTATACCTTAGCAACCTAGACGTATACGGCTGACACACCTTTCTAAGGGTGTGTACAGCCGTACAGCTTATACGCTGAACGCGAAGCTGTATGAGGCTTGTAAAGGTCTCTCTTCTATATATAGCGGCGCAAGCTGTACAGACCTTTACAAGCTGTACATACAGGTCTACCAAAAACACCCCTTGTACAGCTTTTTGTACAGCTCTACGCCTCTGATTAGTGGTCATCATTGCCCCCGTTGCCGCGGCCGATGACGACCAGCTTCGCCCCCTGGCGACCTTCGATGATGTCCAATTCGCCGGTGACTTCGACAAGGTGCTCCATCTCGGCGCGGATTTTGCCGTGCGAGAATTCACCGCCGAGGTCTTCATAAACCAATTCGCGTAACCGGTTCTTGGGAATGCCGCGCGGGGAGTTGCCCTCGGCAAAGGAAAGCAAAGCCTGCTTAAGCAGGAGGCTATTCTGTCGCACGGCGACGGAAGTAAAGTAAGCATTGCTCAGGTCGTTTGTGCCGGCGACGTGCTCATAGCTAAATTCCATTACCGCATTGGGCACGTCTACGCCGCGCGTCTTGGTGCTACGCAATGACACCTGATTACTGTTGGCTTCACGCACGGCGTGAAGGGCAAGGTCAATAGCCGCCTCGATGCTGCTATGGCCGCGCAAGGCGTCGCCCGGCCGCGAGCCGTTGGCCCCGCCCTTGCGCTGGTGGTGGAGGATTAGCAGCGCCGCGCCGGTGTTCTCCGCTATCCAACGGAAGTTTTTCATGACCTGAGACATCTCGGCGCTATTTTCCTCGACGGTTCCTGTCACTAGCCCCAAGTTGTCAATGACGACCATCCGCGCCCCCAGGCGCAAAATCTCATCATGGAGCAACCCCATGCTCTCTATGTCAGTCGCCACAAGCGACGGCGTAGGCATGGATAGGTAGTAAAACGGCGCGTCATCCGGCAGGCGCATGGATTTAGACATGGCGTCTACACGCTCATCTGTGCGGCGCTGGCCGTTATCCATGTCAATCCAGATAACAGGCGAGCGGATGACGGCCGCGCCCTGGTCGCCACCAAACAGCCCCGGCAACCACGGAAGCCCGCCGGCTACGCACAGCCCCAGGCTTAGGGCGATCATGGACTTAAGCGATCCCGGCGCACCGTAGAGGATATTGAGCGTGTGCGTCGCCAGGTACTTATCAACAATGTACTCCGTTGGCGGGCGAACAATGCGGGCATGGGTAAGCGTCCTAAATGACCATTGGGGCGCGGCCGGCGGCTCTTCATACGGCGTAGCCATTAGCGCGCCTCCG